CTTGTTCGAAAAGAGGGGATATGATTTCTCATTGAGTCGAGAAACCTCCAATTGAAAGAGTACTCCACGGGTCCTTAGCAAGTTCGTACGAACAGAGATGCAGTTCCGGTAATGGTTCCTGTAGCCACCACCGTCAGCCGCACCGATATCTTCGTAGGGGCATCACCGCCGACGACAGTCACGGGCCACAGCAGAGTCATTGACTCCGCGGCCATCGTGTTGCCAGCAGTGGCAGACGGCGTGTTTGTCGCCGCCTTCAATTCTACTCCGTCCTTGTACAGCGACAACTTGTTGCTAGTCATCGCGCCCGTAGTGGAAACTTGGCTCTCCGCGTACAATTGGTAATGTCCGGGTAGCAGCTGCACAATTCCGCTTGCCACTTCCGCTCCGATGCCGTTTGATACCGGCACCAGCTGGGCGACCGTGGTGGTCGCCGTGGTAAGTGTAGCGTCCGGGCTGCTCAATGTGGCGCAGCTCGTATTGATTCCTGCCTGTTCCCCAGATCCCGCAACTTTGTTCCAAACATCCAACTCGTAAAAAAGTTCGACAGTACCCATTTCGACTGAGTCGGCTGGGCTGCCCTTCACTCCGATGTACATGATGCCTGCGTCGCAGTCCGCGATTGACAGATTGCCAGGGAGCACGCCCCGGCGTATGTTCAAATGGTCCTTGTTCAAGACCTTCGCGCAATCCAATGTGAAGCCCTCGCTCGCGATCTTCTTCATCGCAGCAGGGAGCAGTTGCAAGTCGGTGTCAGTGGCTGGCACCTCCGAACCTGGGTTGGGGGTGTATCCTAGATACACCGTACCTCTCTTGCCCTCATCAGCAAACACGGACACGTCCGGCGTGTACCGCATCTTGAGGTGGCGAAAGCGATAGTTTTGGAAGCCTTTTGACTCCTCAAAACCCCGGGGAAATATTCCCTCCAGTCCCGGTTGTACCAAGAAGCTGTAGATGGTGAGATCCACAGACGACTCCACGACCGAGAGTGGCTCGAGTTTCCCCGAGACCACCCTCTGCTGCGAATCGTTGGACATTGGTGCCGAGCGTCCGGAGGCCGCGTGAAAGCCCTTGCTTTCTACGGGTCCGATACTGAACGGCTTGACGTCCAAAACGAAACGTGGCTTGGCACTCTGACCACCGCTGCCTTTCGGCTTTGGCTTCGCTTGCTTTTGCTTGTTCTTCGTCATTCCTTTGAAAACCTATTTTTCCTGTTCCTACTTGCACTATTTGTGCTTTTTGGCCTCCGTGGTCACTCGCATCGGGGGGCGCGTGATGAGCCCCAGCATCGCTTCTGGCGATGTGCTGCCGTTCAATGTTTTAATCACCTCATTCATTATAACCGTAGTCTACCTCTGCGAGGCGAATAAAAACGTCATCTATCATCAGAGCGGGCAGGCTATGTATACTCCTATATAAGCCTTCCACTCGCAAAATGTCGTCCTGAGTGATTCCGTACCGTGTCACGATGCTTTTTATTGCTTCGTTTCGGTCGACGCTGCCCTCCACAGTGGGCTTGAACCAAGCGTCTTCCGATGCTGACACAACGGTGCGGGTTTCCATACCGAGCCGGTCATAAGCCGACAAGGCGGCCCCCAGAATAGGATAGTCCCGGGGGATTGTACCCATGCTACGGGCCATAGCATAGGCAAACATGTGCAGTCCCTCTACCACGTTTTTTTTGGTGGATAAGAAAAGACGTGCTGTGCGCTCCGTCTTACCAATTTTGCAGACTGCACTTACAAGCTGTACCCACGTGCGCGACACGCCGTCTTTTGACAGCTGCCACCATCCTTTTAGAAATGTCACGTTTGAGATGTACTGCTCGAGGGAAGATGTCATCTTAAATCCCATACTTGCTCCTGCGGTTTCCACAAAATTTGTTGCACGCACTGGAAGGAGGCGCAACTGGATGTTGTTGGACAAGTTTGAGACTCCGTTGATTAAATTGGTGAGATCAACGCCAGTGGCGAGCTGGTACCCATTTTCGCCTGTTATTGTGAACGCATCGCCTACGAGCTTGTAAGGCATGGAGCAAATCTCCATAACGAACTCCCACGTGCGCGCGGGAAGCCCGAGCGGATTGAAGAATTCCCCACTCGCTTTCAGCGCATGGAATTTCTGGCTCATGTCGAACTGCGAGCCATCTAATTCTATGAACGGCGTGAAAGGTGCGCCCAACTGCACCAGGGCCGAAGCAAGACGGTGCGATTTTGTCACCCCGTCATCCCCCGACACCACGATGCATTCAGGTTCGGCCTCCAGTACCTCTCCGATTTTGTTTAGAGCGGCACCGGTGGTTCCCGATGCGTAATATATGCGCACACTGTCTTCGCCTATGCGAAACAATTGACCATTTAACAACCGGTGCATCTCGTCAGTTATACCCCGGGCCACACCCGCCAGCACAACGTGGACATCCACAGTGAAAACGGCGAGTGAGCGTGGGCGGATAGTCATGCGCGTGACACCACACGCGTCTCTGACCTCCTTCGCGCCCACTGTTTCATTGCATTTGACGCCTCTGCGGAGCCTAATCACAAGGCCTTCGATTTCCGCTGCGTTTGCCGTCGCGAGCAACAGCTTTCCTTTAGCTGTGGTCATTGCTGCGGCGCAATCTTCGATATCGACAACTTCAACCTGCCATGATTGTTTAGCTATCGACACCAAAACTTGTGTCACGATAATCCAGTTATCGGCCACGGTTTCGAGGTCCACACCTGCACCGACGGATTTATGCACGCGCATTGAAATTGCCGCCAGTCGGTTTGTGTCGGTGGAGTCTGGTTGGTACAAGGTTCCGTTGCAAGCCATCACAATGGTGCACGTGCGCGGTTGACGCGCAGGCACGTTGAGACACGCTTCCCACGCTTCTGCGTAGGTCACGTTCCTCCCGTCCATTTTGATTTTCATAGTCCCGCATTCGGGTTCTACCATGACAGTTGCACTCTGGGCCGGGATGCGCACCCCCACGGATGGGTACACAACCTCGGATGGCCCACGATAGTGCTCCATGTTGCTCCTTGCTTCCAGCCAGCTATTAGCCACCTGGTCCCCGTGCGCCGCCGCTACGTT